CTAAAGGGTGAAGAGACCCGTGTACTCGATATGGCGGATGTGGAGGACATGCCACAGGCCGTGAAAGACCTGATTGGTGAGTCGGACGTAGTATTCCAGCCCAATCAGGGCCCACAGGAGGCATTCCTATCGGCTCCAGAGCGCGATGTACTCTACGGCGGTGCAGCAGGGGGCGGTAAATCCTTTGCCCTTCTTGCCGATCCTCTCCGGTACTGCCACAACCCCAACCATAGGGGTCTACTTTTGCGTCGTACACTCGACGAACTCACGGAACTGATCTCAAAGTCGAAGCAGCTGTACACGAAGGCTTTTCCCGGCGCAGTGTTCCGTGAGTCAAAATCCACGTGGGTCTTCCCATCGGGTGCAACCATCTGGTTTTCGTACCTCGACAAAGACAAAGACGTTACCCGCTATCAAGGGCAGGCATTCAACTGGATTGCGATAGACGAAATCACCCAATACCCCACTCCCTACGTGTGGGAGTACCTCCGTTCACGTCTCCGTACCACAGATCCAGAGCTGGCGCAGAACTTGTCGATGCGGTGTACGGCCAACCCCGGTGGTGTGGGTGGCTGGTGGGTCAAGAAGATGTACATTGACCAGCATACCCCCGGGAAAGCCTTTGTACCGAAAGACCTCGAGTCGGGCAAACCTCTGGTTTATCCCGTGGGGCACCCGAAAGAGGGTCAGGCACTCTATTACCGTAAGTTTATCCCCGCGAAACTGACCGACAACCCGTCTCTCATGGCGGACGGGCAGTATGAAGCGATGCTGTTGTCTCTTCCCGAGACCGAGCGTAAGCGACTCCTCGATGGTGACTGGGATGTTGCGGAGGGCGCAGCCTTCCCGGAGTTCAGCAAGTCGAAACACGTGGTTGCTCCGTTCGAGATACCCTCCAACTGGCCTCGTATCCGTGCAGCGGACTATGGGTACGCCAGTCCGTCCTGTGTCTTGTGGGGCGCCATCGACTGGGACAACAACATATGGGTGTATCGCGAACTTTATGTCAAGCACTTTACAGCTGAACAACTTGCCGCTAAAATATTAGAGTTAGAGCAGTACGATCCTACCCCCCACTACGCAGTGCTCGACTCCTCCTGTTGGAACAGAACAGGGTACGGACCGTCTATCGCAGAGACTATGATGCGTATGGGATGTCGATGGACACCTTCGGATCGTAACCGCATTCCCGGTAAGATGGAAATCCACAGACGCCTCGGTTTGAATGAATTCACAGGCGAACCTACCCTAAAGATCGTAGAAACCTGTACGAACACGGTACGCCAACTAGCGGGTATACCCCTATCTAAAACCAACAGCGAAGACGTAGACACGAAAGCAGAAGACCACGCATACGATGCGTTGCGCTACATGCTGATGACACGCACTACGGGTTACGCGAGCATTCACAAGTCTTTGCAAGCAATTAAAGACTCGTCCTTCAAACCCTTTGATAGCACTTTCGGATATTAAATGGCAACCTACACCGGCGAACAACTGGCTGAACTACTCAAGCAAAATCCTGCAAGCCTAACGGTTGAAGAGGCTGCAGCCGTAATTGCTGAACTCCGCGGGAATACTCCGGAGACACGTGCTGTTGAGATGCAAAAGATCATAGGCCGCGCGAAAGAGATCGGCGTAGAACCTAATGCACTTGCTCAAGACTATTTTATCAAGGCGGGCAACGCAGCCGACACCGCTGCAATCGATCAGGCGATAGAGACGGTAACTGACAACCCTTTCCGTTTTAAAACTCTCGTAGAAGAAGCACTGCCTGACGCAGGTCCTACTTCCACCGGCTTCGTAAAAAAGGCGGTTGATGCCCCTCCCCTGACTCAAGTTGAGTTTGATCGTAAGGTTGCGGATGGTACTGTGACCATCGGTGAAGTTCTCGATAATTTGATTGAGAGCAAAAACGTCGCCGTCTCTGACAACAAGCGTAAAACCTTTACTACTCTCAAAAACACCCTGTCTAAGACCGGAGTGGACCCGAGTACGCCATGGGTTGAACTTCGTAATCCTGAAGTTTACCTGCAGTTTACAGAAGAAGGTTCAGCTGACGGTGTAAACCGAGTTAAAGGCATTCAGAGCCTAGAACAGTCGTTTCTTGACACCAATAAACGCATCACATCCGCAGTTAGTTTCCCTAATCCAGCTACAGGCGTCCCAGAAGCTGCCTACGTGCAGGTTTTCGGCCTAAAAGGCGAAACTAAGCTGGATCAAGCACGTGCTACCAACGCTATGCGCGGTGTAGTGCCCCTAGAAGCTGTGCGTGACATCTACGACGGCTTTTTACCCGAACTACGCGAGACAAACCCTGACTTAGCCAACATGATGGAGCTCCACAAGAATACGGGCTTCCGTATTGAGCACATTCTACCGGGAAAAGGTAGCGGCGCAATTAAAGTTGCTGACGTTAAGGTAGGGAATGACTACGTAGAGATAGACACATACGGCAACAAGACAAAGAACCGGCCTAAAGTACGTTTTTCTAAGGACAGTGCTACCGGGCGTGCGATCCTAGACAGCTATGAACGCAACAAAGGCTCCAACTTCTTGTTCGGTGACACGAATATAACGTCGTTTAACGATGCTTTCCGCACGTATGTGTCACCTACACTAGCATCTGACTTTGCAGAGCAGGTGCCCCTCACACTACGCGGTACTCAGGAAGAGGGTGCAGTCAAGAAGGTGCCCGCACCTAAGGTAACACCGTCCGTTATCCGTGACATCAACGCCCGTGCATTGGGTGAGATGGGATTTTCCAACGAAGAAGTGCAGCTACTGATGGGTCATACTGATTCATCCGTGCTGGCGAAGAGCTATCAGGGGAATCTCGAACGTGTTGCGGGCCGCATAGGTAGCATCGCAGAGGATACCCTCGAGAAAGGACTGCCGTACACAGTAGGTACGACTCCAGAAGACCGTAAGCTACAACAGGCTGAAGTTGACGAGGCTACAGAACAGCGTCGTCTAGCTAAAGCAGAGGCAAGCATCGAAACGCGTAAGCGGATTGCCGAGTTTGAGGCTAGCCCAGAGGGCCTGAAGCTGTCTCAGCAGGAAATGGAAATTAAGAAACGCCAGATTGAGCAACAGGCGGAACTTGAACAGTTCAAGGCCGAGAAAAAGGCGGAGCTGAAAGCTGCTAAAGAACCAGAAAAACCTGAAGTTGAACGCGTAAAACTCACCGAACAACAGAAGGAAGGTCTCCGTAAGATGCGGGATGCAGCCATTAAAAGAAACCCTGCCCTCGCAAGGATTTTCGAGAAAGCGGGCTCCGGAACTCTCAAAGCCTTACCTTTCGTTGGCCCAGTCGTAATTGGTGCAGGTGTATATTCAGAATCCGTAGAAGCGGGAGACAGTTCTCTCGTTGCGGGCGCTAAAGCAACTGCCGCTGGTGCTGGAGCCCTCGCGTGGGATGTCGTTTCAGGCGCTGCGGGTATGGTTGCTGAGTCAACCCCTATAGGTGAGGGCTCGGATGTTGTACCGGAAACAGATTCAGAATACTACCCGTCTGCGATGGCACAACCGGCCCCACAGCGCGCCAGAATGCAAGAGCGTCTAGAGCAGACGAACACAGAAGGTTTTGTACCCCGTCCTGTACCGCAGGATGAGGACACACAGAATTTCGCCGAAAGCGAAATACCCACCATTAGGAGATAAAAACAATGAGCTACATTTCAGCAGAGATCCTGAATTCCGATAAAAAGGGAGTCAACGATCACAAGAGTGATGCAAAGATGAAAAACGAGAAGAAACAGTTCGGCACAGCTGCCATGACTGAGTCTCTCATTGAAGCAGCACCGAAGAAACAGTCTAAGCCTACTGTACAGAAAGGTTTTGATGCACTAGCAAACGACAACCGTCAGTTCGCATAAACAACCGGGATAGCAAGGGTAGCATAATGGCAGAGGGTTTTCTCCAACAACCGGATGACGGTCAGGTCGAAATGCTCGATGCTGGCACGGCGATGCCGGGACTCGCGGGGCACATTCAGGAAAAGTTCACGGAAGCAGAGACAGGTCGACAGGTCTTTGAACAGAAGTGGCTTCAAGCCTACAAAAACTTCCGTGGAATGTACGACTCTACCACACAGTACCGAGATTCCGAAAAGTCTAAAGTGTTCATCAAGATCACAAAGACTAAGGTTCTCGCGTCATACGGTCAGATCATCGACATCCTGTTTTCCAACAAGAAGTTCCCCATCGTCGTGGAATCTACCCCTGTGCCGGAAGGCATAGCGAAGTTTGCACACTTAGCTACTCCTGTGGATGAAATATCACAGGAACCGCCGAGTCCTTATGGGTACCCGGGTGACGGTATGGAACTAGAACCCGGCACTCGCTCCATAAACTTCGGCAAGTACAAAGAGATGCAGGAGCAGTTGAAAGAGGGGCCATCCAACGTGGGTGAACCTCAGTTTTCTCCTGCTAAAGAAGCTGCCCGTGCGATGGAAACGTACATACAAGACCAGCTGCTAGATACGGATGCAACCAACGTGTTGCGTTACGCGATCTTCGAGGCTGCGCTTCTCGGTACGGGTATTGTCAAAGGGCCCTTCAACTTCTACAAGCGCTCGCACCGCTGGGTACGTGACGAACAGACAGGCGAACGCGTATATGACCCTGTAGAATCAGTTGTACCCCGCATAGAGCACGTGTCTGTGTGGGACTTTCACCCTGACCCCTCGGCAACCAGCATAGATGACTGCGAGTACGTAATCCAGCGCCACCGGATGACTCGCCAGCAGTTGCGCAACCTGATGAACCGCCCGTACTTCAATGGCGAAGCTATTCAGAACGCAATCATCAAAGGCCCGAACTATCAGGATAAATACTACGAGAGCACCATCCGCGAGGATGAAAACACACCATACGCTCACGAGAACCGCTATGAAGTTCTCGAGTACTGGGGTGTTCTCGATGCACAGTTTGCCCGTGAAGTGGGTATGGAGTTACCGGACACCGTAACCGAGCTTGATCAGGTACAGATCAATGCGTGGGTGTGTGGCACCGAGGTGTTACGCTGTGTCTTGAACCCATTTACGCCCGCCCGAATTCCGTTCGCAGCTTTCCCATATGAAGTAGATCCGTACCAGATCTGGGGCGTGGGAGTTGCTGAGAACATGGAAGACGCACAGCTGTTGATGAATGGTCATGTACGCATGGCTATCGACAACCTAGCTCTGGCGGGCAACCTCGTGTTTGACGTGGATGAGGCTTCTCTCGTCCCCGGTCAGAACTTCGATATATTCCCGGGTAAAGTATTCCGACGTCAGTCTGGGGTATCGGGTACAGCAATCAACGCACAGAAGTTCCCGAACACTGCGCCTGAAAACATTCAGATGTATCAGATTGCACGTCAGTTGGCGGATGAAGAGACGGGCATTCCGTCGATCATGCACGGACAGACCGGCGTATCCGGTACAGGGCGTACTTCGTCGGGCCTGTCTATGCTACTCAGCGCGGGCAACATGTCTGTGAAGACAGTCATTAAAAATATCGATGACTTTTTGCTCAAGCCGATTGGTGAGGCGTACTTCCAGTGGAACATGCAATACAACGAGGATGCCCCTGATATTGAAGGGGATCTGTCCATCAAACCACGTGGCACTGCCGCGGTGATGCAGAAAGAAGTCCGCTCTCAGCGCCTCACGACGTTGCTCCAGACGGTCGCTAACCCCATGCTGGCACCGTTTATCAAGCTGCCGAACCTCATCAAAGAGTTGGCGATCTCACAGGATATTGATCCTGATGAACTTGTGAACGATGTCAACGAAGCACAACTCTACGCAAAAGTATTACAGGGATTACAGAATGTTCAACAAGGAACAGGCCCAGAAGGTGGCCCCGCTGGTCCACAGCAAGCAGGAATGGGAGGCGCTGGTGATGTACCTAACGGACCTCCACCAGTTGACAATTCAGGGACTGGCGACGGCACAATCGGAACGGGAGATGTTCCGGTTGCAGGGGAAGCTGGTTTTACTGGAAACACTCCTTGATCTCCGTAAAAACCACGATGCTGTCGTAGCTTCACATAATAATAGGTAGGTAAAAATGGCCGGTTTAAGTTTTTCTTCGGAAAGCAGAAATTCAGATGGGAGCTACTCGGTAAGCGCCAGTTCGACTTCGTTCGGCACTCCCTCTCGTGACAGCTACTCTGCAAACAACTCTTCGTCTTCTTCTAACACAGGCTCGACTTCGTTCGGTACCCCTTCGCGTGACAGCTACTCTGCAAACAACTCTTCGTCTTCTTCTAACACAGGCTCGACTTCGTTCGGTACCCCTTCACGTGACAGTGTTGCGAGTAGGTCTGCGGGGGAGGCTGCGGCGTCCGCTACCCCCGTACCCAGCTCCACTCCCGTAACTAACACGGCCTCGGGCTCCTCCGACTCCAGCCCCTACTCCGGCGCAGACTTAGGTAGCGATTTCGATGCTGAGTTTGAAGCTGCCGAAGCTGCGTCAGAAACTGTCAAGAATGCGAGCCGAGCCGAGTCTGTACGTATAGGATCTGATGGTAGTGCTACGACTTATGATCCGTATCAGGGAGTGCTTAATAAGGGCGCTGAAACTGAAATAAAAGACGTAGACGCGTACTTCGACGCTGCCATAAAACTGGACCTAGCACTAAACAAAGCCGTGAAAAACAACCAGTTCTTTGTGTCGGACCGATACAACGTAGGTTGGGCCTACAACAAAGAGGGCGACCTCCGCACTACAGAAGCAGCTGCAGAGACTTTCTCACGGGCAGCGGGCCGTCCTTTCAATCCTACTACAATGGGGCCACCACAAACCCCCACAGAATCTGCGCCTTCTGGTAAGGTCGGCGAAGTAGTCAACAAAATTAAGTCGTACTTCGGTGCAGACACCGAGCGTAACTACATCGTTAAGCCGGATACTAGCCCGTACAATGCTGTTGTCGGTGAAGTTGTGGATGATTTTCCAGTAGTTGACACGCTCGGTAATCTTATTTTCGGTAAGGTCGGCGTGGGTATGGATACCGCTAGATACCGAGATGCGGCTACGGGAGAAACGGGAGTCTACAGCTACGGTAGCTTCTTAGGGAATGAGCGATCTAAACTCTACACAGAAGAAGAGTGGAAGAACAGAGACACCGGAACGTACACGGGATCTAGCTCCGAAGATGAGTACTCTGCACGACAGGCTGCAGAGGCAGAGAAAACCGCGACAGAAACAAAAGACACTGAGGAAGAAGTAAAGATTGCTGATCCGTACCTCTGGTGGAAGCGCTACTACAACCGTGGCCGCCCCACTGGTTTGAAAGACATCATGTCAGGCAGTCGCCGCTACAACCCATATCTGAACCCGTACTACGAGACCAGCAAGAAAGCGCTGGAAAACGATCCTGCAAACCCTTACGTACAGGCCCGTGCTGCACAGAAAAAAGCATACGGTGGTGTGGTAAAAAAGATGGCTAGCGGCGGTGTTGCTGGGAAACACGTGGACGTTTCCTCCTTCATTAACAATGAAGAAAACATCCGTCGCGAGCCTCTGAAGTACATGATGAACCCTGCACGTGCAGCTAATCCTGAGCAGGAAAAAGCCATCGTAGATTACAACGAGTTTATCCTCGGTATAGCCGACGGTAGATACGCCCGTAATCCATCTACGTTTGCAGAAGGTGGCATGGCAGTTGCACAGCAACCCGGCCAACAGGTTGCCCCACCTCCACAACAGGCTCCTCAGCCGCAGCAAGCCCAGCCGGGATTTGTACAGGGACAGACTCCTGAGCAGACTCCGGACGGCCAGACGGTAGCGGATGATGTACCGATGGAAGTCGAAGAAGGCACCTACGTGATCAACGCGGCTGCAGTTGAACAGGCCGGTTCCGCAGATGTTAAGAAGATGTTGCTAGATGCTATGCAAGAGGCTGAAAAGCAAGGGCTTGACATTTTAGGTAACGACAATAAAATTAACAAAGACAACGCAGTATCCATCCTCGTATCTCGTGGGGAAGTTGTCGTTCCTCCTGCGCTAGCCCGTATCATAGGTTACGATCTCCTCGAGAAGATCAACAACCGTGGCAAACAAGCAACTCAAGAAAAGATGGCTGAACAAGAACAGCAGCCTCCTCAACAATAAGAGTAACGCATGAACTACAACACCCCGACTGTACCGCCTATGCCTAGTGGGTTTGCACAACCTGCAAGTACACCCGCACCAGCTATGCAGCAGCAGCAGTACCCGGGGTTTGTAGCGCCACCTCAGCTGCAGCAGGAACAACAACAGGAACCACAGCGTCAGCCTACCGGTATGTTGGCGCAGCCGCAACCGATGCCTCCCGTACAGAATTTTAAGCAGGGTGGGCTGGTTACAAAGTACGCAGAAGGTGGGGTAGCAGAAGCACCCGTACCTGAAGATGAACAGATCTTCAATTCCTACGTACAGACCCGCATGAAAGATACGTGGGGAGGTCCTCAGGAAGATCGCAAAGAGATTATGGGCGAAATTAAAGAAGAGTACCCCGAGCGATTTGCTGGTATGCAGGAAGAGAACACCGACCAGAAGTTGGCCGATCTCGAGCGCATTCAGATGGACCCTGAGAAGATACTGAATAAAAGTCCAGAGGCACTTCGTAAGTTTGATACGTGGTTGCTGAAGCAAGCCCCCTACGTGTATGACGTGGCCTATGGTTCAGAAAAAACAGAGACGATACCTACCTCTGATACTGAAGCATTCGGCGTGACTAACGCCCTCGACCGCAACGCTGTAGTTGCCGGGGCGATGGGTGAAAACTTACACGACAACACCGTGCTGCACGAAACGGCTCACGCGACTCTCCCTTACGAGCACGACGCACTGTCTTACCTGATGCGTAACGTAGGGCTTAAAAGCGACCCCGCCGAAGAAGAAGCAGCAGCCACGACATTGGATTTGTACCGTGGTCTAGCTCGAAACGACAAAGAAACAGTCAATAACGCCGTGGCGTACCTGATCAAGCAGCGCAACGTTGACAGTTCTTTGCCTTACGTGGGCGACCCTGAAGGCGTGCAGATGCTGAAAGAGAACGCGCTGCGCTACGTGTTCGACATCGCAGACAAGAACCCGGATGTGGAAATGTCTGACGAAGACCGTCGTAACTTAGCGATGGATGTCGAAATGGCGTTTGACAAGAATTTTAACACCATACGTGCTTCCGTCCGTGAGACGTTTGACGAATGGGACCGCATACAAGCGGAAAGACAGAATCAACGGTAGGACTCTCCACCCTACGAATGACTTCAACGGCCACCCCAACATGAGGTTGGGCACCGTTTAAAACCAACGGCTACCCTCAGCCATGAGGCCCCGTGAGATAGGAGAACACAAATGGCAAAGCAACGAGGACATCGCGCAAACAAGGCGAATGATAATCGTGGGACAATCGCAGACGACTCACTATACCGTGGGAAGTATCGCGATGAAGTATACTCGGAAAGTGAAGATAGCGAGGAGGGCACCCCACAACAGGAGGCTACCCCATCCTTAACAGACACTTCCGATGACGGCTCTGATTACAAGAAACGGTATGACGACCTGAAACGTCACTATGACAGCAAACTAGCCGCGTGGCGTAAAGAGAAGGATGAACTTCTACAAGCGCAACAGGCCGGTGCAGTTCAGGGAATCAACCCTTCCGAATTGCCGCGTACACAGGAACAACTGGAAGCATTTAAGCGAAAGTATCCTGAAGTGTATGCAGTAATGGAAACAGTTTCTTCACAGAGAGCAGAAGAGAAACTAAGTGCGTTGCAGGAAGAAGTTAAGAGTCTTAAATCACGTGAACAAGAACTCGAGACTAAATCTGCGTACAAAGAACTTCTAAACCGTCACCCCGATTTCGAAACCCTCAAAACCAGCGAATCATTCTTGAAGTGGCTTGATGATCAACCCCCGTCTATTTCAGACGGCATCTACCACAATAATTCAGATGTAAGTTGGGCGTCGCGTGTTGTGGACTTGTATAAAGCTGATATGGGCATCAAGTCGTCAGCAAAACGTTCCTCACAAGCAGACCCTGCCGCAACAATATCCGTGAATTCGGCTAAAGATGTGGTTGGAGCAGCTTCCGGCGATAAGAAAGTCTGGAAGGCGTCTGAGATTCGGAAAATGAAGCCGTGGCAATTCGAGAAGGTGGAAGCCGAACTCGATGCGGCACGTGCAGAAGGTCGTATAGACTTTTCATCGTAAATAAAACTATCTCTAAAAGGGAATCATAACAATGGCTTTTTCTAGCGCTTCAGGTTACACCAACCTACCTAGTGGTAACTTCACTCCAGAAATCTTTTCACAGAAGGTTCTGAAGTTCTTCCGTCGTGCTTCTGTAGTAGAAGACATCACCAACACAGATTACGCTGGTGAAATCGAAAACTACGGTGACACTGTAAATATCATCAAAGAACCAACCATCACTGTTTCTGCTTACTCTCGTGGCGCTACTGTTAGCCCACAGGATCTGGCAGACGATGCTACTTCTATGGTAGTTGATCAGGCTAACGCTTTTGCGTTCAAGATCGATGACATCGAAGAGCGTCAGTCACACGTGAACTTCGAAGCTCTCGCTACCTCTTCTGGTGCGTACAGCTTGAAGCGTAAGTACGATGCAAACGTACTGACTTCTATGGTTGGCTCTGCAGGTATCACCGGCGAGTCTGGCGCAGTTGTACAGCAGGTTACTGGCCTCGGTACTGTTGCTACTCCAGTTGACCTCGGTACTGGTACTGGCGACGGCGATGCAGCTATCAACCTCATGTTGAAAATGGCTCGTGCAATGGACGACCAGTCTATCCCTGAAGAAAACCGCTTCTTCGTAGCTCCTCCTGCGTTCTACGAGTTGCTGTTCTCTGCGGGCTCTAAGTTTGCAGAAGTTCAGGTAACTGGCGACAACACGTCTCCTCTGCGTAACGGCCTCGTAATGCAGGGCAACATTGGCGGTATGCGTTGCTACAAGACAACTGCATTGAATGATGCTGGTACAGACATCGTCACTCTGACTGGTCTGGGAACTGGTGAGTTCGCTATCCTCGCGGGTCACATGTCAGCTACTGCAACTGCTTCGCACATCGCGAAGACTGAAGTTGTACGTGCTACTGACACATTCAGCGACATCGTTCGTGGTCTCCACGTGTTCGGTCGCAAAGTACTACGTCCAGAAGGTCTAGTACGCGGTGTTGTATCTTTCTAAGATACGCTGATGAGGGCCTTCGGGCCCTCTCTTTCGTGAGTGCATTTCATAAATAAGTGCATTGACGAAAGGTGATTTTCATGGCAAAATCGCGTGAACCCCGCCGGGGCTATACATATACTTATATCCCCCCCTAAAGGTCGCCCCAATGCTAAACAACATTCCCCGTGCCTCTCGTGCTATTTCTTACAGCGTCATCGCTGACACAGAAAATCAAGCAGAAACTATCTACACGTGCCCCGCTAACTGTCGGGCTTTCATGTCTTTGCTGTATCTAACAAATGCAGATGGCAACACCACCGTAGATATAGAGTGGGTTCGTGAGTCAGGTACACAGTCACTGGCTGTTCTCGGAGGTAAAAACATGACCTCAGGAGAGTATCTAAAGTTAGACGGTGCTGTGATTGTTTTTGAAGAGGGTGACTACATGACAATCACACCCTCAGCCAACACTACCCCCGCCATACACATGATTGTTACGGTAGAAGAATTCTTTAAACCTAAGGGTGCATGATGATGCTAGAAACAAGTTTCGTAGAGCCTATGATTGAAATTATCGACGTAGATAAATACCCAATCACTCCCGAGTCCAACGAACAGAACATGGACATCGTGTCTAAGTACTGGAATCTCGGCCCCTCACGTGCCTCAGAAAGCCCTACCGCCAACGAAAAGTACTGGGGACAGATGGCAGAGGCGTGGATGGTAGATGAAGAAACAGCACGTCGCCAGCTCTGTGCGAACTGCGAGTACTTCGACAACACTCCCGAAGCAATCGAAGCAATGGATGTTGTTCCCTACGACGTGTTCGACAAAGACGGTGGTGGCCGAGGCTACTGCAACAAGTTCAAGTTTATCTGCCACAACCTCCGTACATGCCTCGCATGGGAATGCAAATGATGGACTATGACAACAGTGAGTTGCTCGACCAACTCGTAGAACACGAGGGTTTGAGACTTTTCCCGTATAAATGTACGGCAGGTAAGTGGACAATCGGCGTGGGTCGAAACCTCTCTGACCGTGGCATCACAGAAGACGAAGCCTACGCACTTCTTCAGAACGATGTGAACGATGTAGAGATCGAACTTCTCGCTGCCCAGCCCCTCGTATCTACCCTCGATCCT